CTCACCTATTATCCTATCCCAATCAACACCAGCAAGGGTTTTGGGAGATCGGCCTGAACTGGCTGGCATTGTCAGTGATCGGCCAAGATTGGAAACGACCGCGCACAGTGGTTGTTTGGATCACTCTCAAGACATTGCAGATTTTGCGGAAAAGATACTTGGCGTAAAATTGATGAGGTGGCAACGCCGTGTGCTTGCCGGCATGACGGCCTACAACGTGGTGGATGGCAAAGAGGTGTGGGTGCATCGAGTTGGTTACTTATCGGTGGCCAGACAAAACGGCAAAACAAAAGGATGCTTAGCGCCACTGATTGGTTGGTGGCTGGCTACTCAAGGTGCAGCACGCGGAGAGCCACAATTGGTGATATCGGTCAGCCACAAACTTGATTTGAGCACCGTGTTGTTTAATTATCTTGCGCCAATTCTTGAGGTGAAGTTTGGTGCAACAATTATCTGGTCTTACGGCCGCCAAGTGCTCACAATGCCAGACGGCTCACAGTGGATGCCACGCGCCGCCACGCCCGGTGTAGGTCACGGTTACACGGTTGACTTGTGTTGCATAGATGAGTGGTGGGCAGTTAGTGAGGATGCCGTAGATAACGGCCTTATGCCAACAATGAGAACACGCAAAAATTGTTTGTTGGCAGGTTTTAGCACGGCTGGAGATGCGTCATCAAAATCCATGCTTAGGTGGCGATCACAAGGCTTGCGCGCAATTGACTCAGGCAAAAACACCTCGCTTTACTTTGCTGAGTTCAGCCCACCGATTATGGACTATATGACACCAGCCGCATGGGTGTATTCCAACCCAGCATTGTCAGAGGGATTGTTAGACATGGCCGTGATCGAGGCTGAGGCGCAATCACCAGATCGCAATAGTTTCTTGCGCGCATCTGTCAATATCTTTGTGCAATCCCAACACTCTTGGATTGAGCCGGGCCAATTCACTGATCTAGCCAACGATCTACCAATGCCCACTGGCGGTGTGCTCGCCATTGAGTCTGCAATTGATGAGTCACGATATGTGGGTGTGCGCGCCGTACAAGACGGCCTTTACACACGTTGCCGCATCGTGTTCGTGGCAGACACTATTAAAGAGATGTGGGAATATGTCGCGGCTGAGATTGAGCAATCACCAATGCTCAAACTGGCGTTAGTGCCATCAATAGATTTGCATTGCCCACCGATCTACGCGCACCGCAAAAGTGTTGTTGGCCATCGTGAGGTGGTCAAGTGGACAGGCGCGGTCAGAGCGCTTATTACAGAGAAACGCATCACGCACTCAGGGCAAGCGCAATTGATAGATCAAGTTGAGCGCGCCGTAGCGATCAAGCACAACGGTGTGCTCACGTTGTCTAGCACCAGATCACCGGGCGATATCTCAGCGTGTCGAGCAATGGTGTTTGCGGTCGCTCTTGCCTCAAAACCTATCTTTGCAAACAAGCCCACGATCATCAGCGTTTAGCCTCTAATGTTGTATTGGCATCGGCCTGATGCTTGCTTATCGTCGGGATACCGCATCGCATACCGGGCCGATGCCACCACAAACTAGACAGATTGTGACACACTGAGAGCATGGCATTATTCTCTAAAACTAAAGCGGCGATCTCACCACCGCCAACTAAAGCCGCTGCCGCTGGCTCAAGTTACAACAGCAATCAAGGCGCTGCAATGGTGGGCCAGTATTACACCTACACAGAGGGTGTGCTTTTTAGTCAAGCAATGAGTGTGCCAACAATTGCGCGCGCACAACAATTGATCTCGTCAGTTATTGCATCAATGAAATTAAAGATGTACACAGAGATGTGGAACGGTGAGGAAATGGAACAGATACCTCTCGCACCTAGATCTTGGCTCAGAAAAATTGACAGATCAAACACAAACAACCATATTTTGTCTTGGACAGTTTCAGACCTAATGATGTTTGGCCGTGCGTTTTGGTACATTACAGAGCGCACCGCTGATGGCTACCCTGCCGCGTTTACACGTTTACCAGCCGCAATGTGCACCACACGCGATCAGGCTGGTAGTCCGGCAGGCGTTTGGTTTGCACCATCAAAAGAGGTGTATTTTAACGGTGGCGAAATCAACCCTAAAGATTTGGTGCAATTCTTAAACGGTCAACCGGGCATTGTGTACTCATCGCAAAAAGCAATTGCCACATCTATAAAACTTGAGGATGCGCGCTTTCGTAATGCGTCTAGTGCAATACCGGCTGGAGTGTTGCAGGTGCAGGCTGGATCAGAGCCGCTTTCATCTACTGAACTTGCAGACTTGGCAGCATCGTTTAACGCCGCGCGCGCCACTAATCAAACGGCAGCGCTCTCACCAGAGGTGCATTACATTGAGACAGCCACATCACCAGACAAAATGCTCTTAGTTGACTCGGCAGAGTTTCAGGCTATGGAGATGTCTCGCGTGTGTGGCGTACCTGCCTACTTGCTAAATATCTCGGTTGGCTCATACGCTTACACCAACAGCACAGAGGCTCGACAAGACCTATGGACATTTGGCTGTAAACAGATCGCAGAGTGCATTACACAAACACTGTCAGCAAACAACGTGCTACCAAACAATACTTGTGTTGAGTTTGACATTGACGATTTTATTGACGGCGATCTAATGGAAAAAGCTGATATGGCAGAGATGCCACAACCACCACGCAACAATGGAGTACCGTACTCATCATGATCAAGTTCACCGCAGAGGCAGTAACCATAGACGCAGCCGGGCCAGACGGCATGGCGCGCCGCACCATCTCAGGCATTGCCGTACCTTACGGCGTAGATGCCACCGTTTCAGACGGCACAACGGTCAGGGTACTTGAGGGCGCGCTGCCAGTTGACGGCAAAGCACCTCGACTATTTATGAACCATGACTCAACTAGCGCAATCGGTTTAGTGGTGTCGCGCGAGTCAACGCCAGACGGGATGCTCTTTACGGCCAAGATCAGCGACACAGTGCAAGGCAACGAGGCAATGACCCTTATGAAAGACGGCGTACTGGACAGCGTGAGCATTGGCATTACGCCTACATCGTTTGCTTATGACGAGGCAGGCGTTATGGAAATTAGCGCTGCAACGTGGACAGAGTTAAGTGTTGTGGCCGTGCCAGCATTTGCAGGCGCACAGATCACAGAGATCGCCGCGAGTATCCCACAAGATGAGCCAGAAATAAGTACTATAGAAACAGAACCTACACAGGAGACAGAACCCATGAGCGAAACAACACCAGTCGAGGCAGTAGAGGCAACCATTCCAACTGCACCAATTTTTGCATCAGCAAAGCGCGAGCCACGTTTGCCATCAGTTGGCGAGTGGGTTTCAGCAATGCACAAAGGCGGCGAGATCGCAGCATCAGCACAACGCGTGTTTGCCGATTACCGCGCATACCACAAGTCACCACTTGAGGCAGCCGCTGGAGACAACGTACTTTCCAATGACGCCGGCATAGTCCCTGTTCCAATTCTCGGGCCTGTCTTCGCGGATATTAACTACATTGCGCCAGTGCTCAACGCACTCGGTACACGCGCAATGCCAAACGCTGGTGCAGGTGCAACCTTCATCCGCCCAACATGGACAACCCACCCAACCGCTGCACAGCAATCAACTGAACTCACCGCAGTATCAGCAACCACTGCAGTGATTGCATCCAACGTGGTTACAAAAGTAACTTTTGCTGGACAAGCAACACTGTCGTACCAAGTCATTGACTTTACCGATCCTGCCGCAATGCAAATCATTGTGCAAGATCTTGCAGGTCAGTACCTTGTAGCGATTGACAACTACGCAGCAGACAACTTGCTCACCGCAGCAACATCGGCTGGTGTGTGGGATTTGTCAGTAACCGACTTGATGAAATCAATCTACGATGCAGCGGTAGTTTCATCGCAGGCCACAAATATGTTGCCTACACACATCTTTGTTGATCCAGCAACGTGGGCATTGATGGGTCAACTTGTTGACACCACAGGCCGCCCAATCTTTCCAGCAATTGGCGCACCGGGTCTTAACGGCATGAACACGCTAGGCGCTGGCTCGGCTGCATCATGGTCAGGTATGAACCCACTCGGCCTTGAGATTGTTGTTGATAACAACTTTGCTGCCAAGACAATGGTCATCATGAACAAGAACGCATTTGAGGTATATCGCCAAGATCGTGGGATGCTCTCAGTTGAGTTGCCATCAACACTTGGCCGCCAGATGAGCGTGTTTGGTTATGCGGCCACATTTAAGGCCAACGCAAACATGATCCAAAAGATCACACAGGCTTAGTCGAGAGGCGGCCTCACCGCCATGAGTAATTACACAGTCACCAGCAAGCAATTGCTAGACAACTACGCGGTATTGCAAACACTTGAGCCATCGGAGATCGCCGTTGGTGAGAGTGTCACTATCGCATCAGTTGCCGTACCGTTTAACGGCACATTTGTTGTGCAAGGTTTGCCACAGTATTTGTACATTGGTATTGACTCTGATGGTTTTCCGTTGTACAACACGAACGTGGCATTACCTAATCAGGTTTTGTACCGGTGCACAGGCACAGACGTTGATCGAGTAGCAACTACCACTGGCACGCTTACTTATAATCAAGTGTGCACTTGGGTATCTGCAACTGATGTAGAGGATTGGCTAGGCATTGGTACAGCAACGGCGGCTGATGCCACGTTTTTAACATTGTGTGCTGCCGCTGCCTCAGCGTTTTGTTTCTTGCGTAGGCAAGAGGCTGGCTACCACGACTCGCTAACAGTGTTGCCATCAACAGCCGTAGGTCTTGGCACACGCGCCTATGGCGGTTTTTTGTACCGTCAAAGAGGATCGGTGTCAGATTATGCAATGATGGATGGCATGGTCTCTGGTGGCTCTAACGGCCTTAGCCCAATGATCAAACAATTGCTAGGTGTCAACCGCGCACAGGTTGCCTAATGCCTACACCAGTTGCCTACACCGATCTTTTTAACACGGCGCTGGACAACCTTGCAGCCACACTTGGCGCGATCACTGGTCTTGCCGTTGTAACTGATCCGCGCAATATCTCGCCGCCGTGCGTCTTTATTGATGCACCATCTTTTACAGGGTTTAGCCGTGCTGTGTTTACGCTGTCGTATCCGGTCAGGTTGTTGACTCTTGGGCCGGGCAACTTAGATGCTCAACGCAGCCTCATGAACTTGGCAGCAAAAGTGGTCAGCGCTCAAATAGGTGTTACCGATGGCAGGCCAACTATTGCCATCATCGGTGGCAGCGAGTTAGCAGCGTATGATCTAAACATCAATGTGCAAGCACAAAGTTAGGACAACTACATGGCATACGTTATTGCATCACCAAGATTGGGCACAGTAGGCGATACCTATGAGCCTGCCGATGGTGTCAACATTGAGGCGTTAATTGAGGGTGGGTTTATCAAATCCACCAGCAAGAGCACAAAATCTGATAAACCTATTAAAGACACCAACGAGGAGTAACCCACATGGCCACCAGCACTTACCTATCTAATCCAGTAGTCACGATCAACGCCGTTGATATGACTGATCAGTGCACCAGCGCTGTGTTCACTCGCATGATCGAGTCGCTTGAGAGCACCGCATTTGGTCAGACCAATCGCTCATACGTTGGCGGCCTAGAAAACAGCACACTCACCGTGACAATGTACAACTCATTTGCCGCATCAGAAACTTACGCCACACTCAAGGCTCTTGTTGGCACGCAAGTAACTGTCAAGGTTAAGCCAACAAGCGCTGCCACATCAGCAACAAACCCAGAGTCAACACTCACCGCCTCATACATGGAGTCATTGCCAATCGTCAACGGTCAACTTGGCGCGCTCGATACCATTGACATTACCTTTACTGGTGGCGCATACTCAGTAGCAATCGCTTAACTAATTCTCGCCGGCAACGGCCCGACACGAAAGAGGCAAGATGCAATTAAGACTTAAAGCCACGTTTAACGATGGCACAATTAATGAGGTTGTAACCAATCTCTCAACGGTTGTTGCATGGGAACGCAAGTACAAACGCAAAGCATCAGAGATGGCATCGGGTATTGGTGTTGAGGATTTGGCTTACTTGTGTTACGAGGCAACCCGTGCATCTGGTACTACCGTGCCTGGCTCACTAGATCAGTTTATTGCCACGCTGTTGAGCATTGATGTTTTGGAGACACAAGACCCAAAAGCGGTCACGGCTCAGTAAGGCGCGCGCTGGCAGAGATTGTTGTTGCCACCGGTTACTGGCCGTCAGAGATTACATTTGAGGCAGACGATATGAACGCCGTGATCGAGATACTTAACAAGCAACGTGGCGGCCGCTAATGGCTGACGCGCCTAATGTGCGTATTACTGGCATCAAAGAGGCTCTGGCTGAACTAAACAGCATTGACCCAAAGTTTAGACGCGAGATAACTAAACGCATTAAAAGCGCTGGCGAGCAAATCATTAGTGATGCTCGATCAATGGTCGCATCATTTCCTAATTCACTTGGCAACGGTGCACCATTGTCTGGCATGGTGCGCGGCAATCTTATTAAAGGCCGTGAGACAGATTGGAAAACTAGCCAAGTGCAAAAAGGATTTAAGGTTAAAGTTGGCAGACGTGCATCTAGAGAGCGCGATGTAACATTTGCTCGGTACACAGACGGCGTAAAAACTCACGATCAAACAATTTCGTTTAACGCTAAGCCATACCAGTTAATGACTATCGCCCAAGATAACGCCGCTGGTGCTATCTATGATCACGCCGGCAGAAACACCTCATCAACATTTGTAAGCAACCTTAATGCTGAGGTGGGCAGAGAGCCAAGAGCCATTGATAAGGCCGTAGAGAAAGGCCGTTTGCCAGTCACGCTAAAAGTGCTTGAGGTAGTGCATGATGTAGAGAAAGCAATCAACAGAAACCTTAAGGTTAACTATGGCAATTAACATACCTATCCTCACCACGTTTAGTGATAAAGGTGTAAACGATGCCGAGAAAGCATTTGGCGGTTTAAGCAAATCAACCATGATTGCTGGCGCTGCAATCGCTGGAGCCGTAGTAGCGGTCGGCGCATTTGCGTATAAGTCAATTCAGAAAGCATCAGATTTTAATGAGGCAATCAGCAAAAACGCAGTTGTGTTTGGCGCAATTTCTAAAGAGGTTGAGAATTTTGCACAGACCGCTAATCGAGCATTAGGTATTAGTGAAACGGCCGCGTTATCGGCTGCTGGCAACTTTGCCATATTTGGTAAATCGGCTGGCCTTGCTGGAAAAGAACTATCAGATTTTAGCATTGAGTTTGTAACATTGGCAGCCGATCTTGCATCGTTTAGCAACACAAATGTTGACGATGCAATCATGGCTATTGGTTCAGCATTGCGCGGTGAGGCAGAGCCATTACGCAAATACGGTGTGCTACTTGACGATGCAACACTAAAAGCGGCTGCTACAGAATTAGGTATTTATTCTGGTAACAAAGCATTGACAGCACAACAAAAAGTGTTGGCTGCACAAAAAGTTATATTTGAGAAAACAGCCGATGCACAAGGAGATTTTGGTCGTACATCAACTGGTCTAGCAGCACAACAAAAAATACTTAGTGCAACACTAGAAAACATCCAAACAAATCTAGGGCAAGCGTTTTTGCCGATTTTCTTAAAAGCCGTCAGGTTTTTTAACGATGAGGTTTCGCCAGCGTTTGAGCGTGTTGCAGAGGTCATTGGTGAAAAAGGTCTTGTCAAAGGTATGCAGCAAGCCTTGTTTGAGATGGGTTCATTTGGGCCGGGCATGGTGGAAGGATTTAAGCAAATTGCGGTTACTGCTGCTAAAGCCGCAAACGTGCTCTATAAGTTTGCCGTTGTTTCTGGTTCAGGCCTTGCATTTGCGTCAGGTAAATTTACTACAGGTTTTAAGTTGTTAGGTAAAGCATTTGACGAACTTATTAACGTTGGTGCACTTGAGGCTAGTTTTAACTCGTTTGCGGCTGGCATTAGGAATATGGGCAGCGCATCTGATTACAGCAGTTTTGCCGCTAAGAAACTTGCAGAGGATGCAACATCAGCAGCAGAGGCCGCTAAAAAACTTAAAGAAGAATCAGACGGCGCAGATCCAAAAATCAAAGCAATGGCTGATCGAGTTAAAGAGGCAGCCAGCGCATTAGATAAAGAGTTAAACGAGGCGTTAAAAAACGCTCGCACAGGGTTAGACGATGCACAATCCGCGTTTGATGATTTTGGTCAAAGCGTCTCTGATGGTCTTAAAGATGCGTTTAGTTTTGCTGATGCTAAAGATGCTGGCGATGAAACTGGTGGCGGTTTCTTGGCTGGTTTGCGCGCACAGGTAGCCGGCATCCAAACCTATAGCAAGGATGTGAGCACGTTGCTTACGCTTGGCTTATCGCAAGAAGCGTTGCAAGCGGTGCTTGATGCTGGCGGTGAGTCTGGTGCAGCCATCGCAGCAGAGTTGATTAAGGGTGGCTCTGCAGCAATTTTAGAAACCAACGCGCTAGTTGAGTCAAGCAAAACGGCTGCCGAAATCATTGGTCAACAGGCCGCCAATCAGTGGTACGGCGCTGGCGTATCTAATGCTCGATCATATTTGCAAGGTGTTGAGGCGGCGTTTGCTATTGCACAAGCAAGGCTTGCCAAAAAAGGTCTTAAGATCGCAGACATTAAAGGCATCTCAGCATCGTTCAGCGAGTCGCTTGCTGGCCCATCAGTAACACCAATCAACATGGCTCGACCAGAGGCAGGCAGCGGCGTGCCGGGTGGCGGCGTAGTCATTAACGTGAGCGGTGTAATGACCAACGCGCAAACAGGGCAAGCGGTCTTAGACAGCCTGACCCAATACACGCAAGTGTACGGCCCACTTAACTTGGCGATCAGGTAATGGCTGGTGCAGCCGTCATCACTGGTGGCGATTACCTACTAGAACTATCCACAGGTTACGACTCATCAGCGTTTTACTTGGATGACTCAACGCTCAACGGCACTGCCGTACTAGACGGCGATGGTTTGGACTATGTAGATATCTCAAACCTTGTGCAAGACATCACGGTAAGTCGAGGGCGCAAAAGGCCGCGCGATGTGTTTGGACCCGGACAGATGGCCGTCTCAATTAACATACCGAAAACAAACCGTAACCTAGACCCGTTCAATACCTCTAGCCCGTACTACAACAACCTCACAGAGCAACCCGGTCTAGCACCATTACGAGACATCAGGTTAAGCCGTAACGGTGATCGCATATTTACAGGCAAAATCACCACGTTCAACCAAACCTACACAATGGACGGTTTAACCCAATACGCGGTATTTGCTGCCGATGATATCTATACCCTGTCACAAGGTTTTTTGCCCGAAACGGCCACCAGCGCTCAAACCTCATCAGCACGCATTACAGCCGTTTTAACGGCAGCAAACTACACAGGCACTACATCGCTTACAGCCTCTCCTACAGCCACGCTAGGCGCTTACACGATCGCTAGTGGCACAAACGTCAACGCGTATCTCAACCGCATACAAGAGGCAGAGCAGGGCCGTATCTTTTGCAGCCGGACAAATGTCTTGACCGCGCAAGCGAGGACAGGCACAACCCTCTCAACACCTATTGCCACGTTTACAGACACAGGCGTTGGCACAGATTATGACGTGCTACAAGTTGAGTTTGACCAATCACCAGTAATCAACAATGCCAACGTGACTATTGAGGTTGGCGGCACATTACAAAACGCTAAAGATACATCATCAATTAGCCAGTACTTTACGCAAACACAAGCGATCACAGACAGTCTTTTAAGCACTGATGGGCAGGCTGCCACGCTTGCCAGTTACTTACTTGTGCCATTACCGTTGCCACGTTTTACCAGCATCTCTACCAGTTTTATTACCCTCACAGACCCACAAAAAACGGCTCTTACCACCACCGAAATTGGTGACACCGTTACGGCCGTTAAGACCTTTACATCTGGCACGCCGCTATCAGTCACTCAAGACCTATCGGTAGAGGGTATTGAGCACCGCATCAATGTCTCTACCGGGCATCGAGTCACAATCTACACAGCATCCACCACTGTGCTATCTGATCTAATCTTGGATGACATCACATACGGCATCATCAACTCACTCAATGCGTTAGGATAAAGTGCAACTATGACTACGCCTTTTCCATTTGTAGCAAACACGGTGCTTACCGCAGCACAACTAAACGCAATCACCACGTTGCCAGTCAACGCCAAAACTGCTAGTTACACACTTGTGGTTGGTGACGTAGGCCAGCGCGTGCAAATGACATCTGCATCGAGCACAACGATCACAGTGAACACAGGCATTTTTGCGGCAGGTGACACGATTTGGATACAAAACTTAGGTGCTGGCACTTGCACAATTACTGCCGGCACTGCAACAGTTGGCACGGCATCATCTTTAGCGTTGGCACAATATGGAGGTGGCACGCTTGTTTTCCAAAGTGCTAGTGCTGCTACTTTTTTTAGCCAACAGGCATCGTCTTACGGTGTCGCTACAGGTGGCACAAGTTATAGCGTTACCGTTGGCGGCGTAAATTATACGTTGCTTTCTTTTACAACAGACGCTAATTTGGTTGTCAGTCGCGGCGGCCTTTTTGATGTCCTTTTGGTTGGTGGCGGCGGCGGCGGCGGCGGCGGAACATTATGTCCGGGCGGTGGCGGTGGCGCAGGCGGCGTTCTTGGTATTGACTCAACTACAACAATTTATTTACCAGCGGCAACCTACGCGGTTGACGTTGGCGCGGGCGGCGCGGGTTCGGCAAGCAAACCTACAAACGGTGCAGGTTCGGCTATTGGTTCTGTGGCGTGGGTTGCTGGCGGCGGTCGCGCTGGCTCAAACCAAAATACTGTTGGCGGTTTACCAGACTCGACAGGTGGCAATGGTGGTAGCGGTGGCGGTTCATCGCAAAACGATGTTACGGCCGTAGCAGTAGCGCCTTTTGGTGGCAAGGCTGGCGGTCTTGGTGACGCTGGAGGTGCAACAGGTAATAGAACTACGGCTGGTGGCGGCGGCGGATATTCGGCCGTTGGCGGTAACGGTGCAGGAACTACAGGCGGTGCAGGCGGCGGCGGTGTAGATATTTACCCTTTCGTAAACTCTGTGTCAGTTTTAACTAACCCTTATTACACAGGCGCAGGCGGTGGCGCTGGTGGAACTGTTACAGGTGGCGCGGCTGGTAACGGCGGAGTGGCAGGAAAATCTAGCGGAACAGGTAACAACGGCGTAAATTATGGCGCAGGCGGCGGCGGTACAAATAATGCGGCGGGCGGTACAGGCTCGGCAGGTCTAGTTTTAGTTAGATTTAAAATATGAGCGATCTAACTTATTACGCGCAAATAGACAATGACAACATTGTTACAAATGTGGCTGTTGTTACTGCCGAATTTATGGCAGAGAACCCAGAGCGTTATAGCGGAACGTGGGTAGAAACTTTTATAGACACAGACAAAACTTATGCAGGCGTAGGTTTTATCTATGACCCAATTACACAAGATTTTGCATCACCAATCACGCCACCATCACCACCACTTAATGAAACGTCTACTTCTTAGCGTCATGCTTGCACTTATCCCGATAGGTTGCGCCAGCGAACGCACCAACGCACCAAAAAAAGTACGCAACAGCGCGCTTGTAGTCGAGTGCCGCGTAGCAGACAGATGCGAGACCGCTAATGGCTAAAGACAGATCAGAAATTGACTACCTGCACGCACGCATGATTGTGTTTGTGGCCTGCACAATTGCAATAACTTTTGCAATTACGGTAATTGGCTTTGTGTATTTTTTAGGGTTTGTAGATCAGCCGGCAGAGCAATCACCTAATGACGCAGCGTTTATAGACCTACTTAAAACGCTCTCAATCTTTATGACCGGCACCTTGTCTGGCCTTGTTGCCGCTAACGGTCTTAAGCGCAAACCTGACCCTGCAACACCATGAGCATTATCCCTGCCAACCCTAAGATTGTTGGCTCACGGCCGTACACAGGCAACAGTGATGGTGCTGCCGCTGGCCCAATACCCGGCATGGATGAGTGGATTAGGCAAGCCATCAAATATGGTGCAGGCGCGTTTTGGAATAACGGCTCTTGGGGAATAAGAAATATGCGCGGCTCTGAGTCGCTTAGTGTGCACGCCACTGGTCGAGCAGTTGACTTGTCGTATCGGATGTCAGAGAAACAGCCAACAGCAAACCGTAAAAGCTCTATTGCGTTTATCAACATTGTGCTTGCCAACGCAAACGAGTTAGGTGTTGAGTGCGTGCTTGATTACTTTCCTAAAGCGTTTGGGCGCGGCTGGCGTTGTGATCGTCAAGCATGGAAAAGTTACAGCAAGCCAGAAATACATGGTGCGCCGGGTGGCGATTGGTTGCACGTTGAGATTGCACCAACGTTTGTCAATCAACCGCTAACCCTTATCCAGCAAGCGTTTAAGAGGGTATTCACCGAATTGCCACAGTGATGCCCTAAGGTCGGATGACCGGCGATAAGGGGAAATGCAATATGGCTGATGCCAAAACATACGTTTACGAGGTTTACACAACTCACCTAGACACAGAGCAAATGGTGTTGGTGCAGATATTTCGTGACCCTGAGACAGACAAAGTGCTGCACGCACAACTGGCGTTTAAGAGCGCTGTCGGTGACTCATGGGGAACGCCTTACCAATTGGAGAAAAAATGAGTTACTTAGCAATCAAAATAGGTGCATGGGCAATAACAGGTTTAGCGGCGTTTGTGTTGTTGTGGGATGCCAGCGCGCCACCAGAGCGCAAACTGCAACCGGGTGAACAGATCACCACAGTGCTTAACAGTGTTGTGCCACCGACAATTGCGCTAACACCAATAGCCAGCACAACTACGGCAGTGCCTAAAGGTTGTGCACAATATGTGGCTGACGCAATCAGTGCCGGCTGGCCAGCCGATCAAGCGCCTACATTGGCGCGTGTGATGTTTCGTGAGTCACGTTGCATCCCAACGGCTTACAACGCTAAAGACAGTAATGGCGGTAGTCGAGGATTAATGCAGGTCAATGGCACTCACAAAAGATGGCTTATGCAACTTGGCTACATCAATAATCTTGATGATCTATTTAACCCAGACATCAATTTAAGAGCCGCGCTACACCTCTACGGTATGGTTGGGTGGTCGGCATGGGCGCTGCCCAACCCATGACCGACACACCATATCCCGAAACAGGCATTACCCAAGAAACGAGACGCGCAATGTATCCCGATAATTACAGCGACAAATACAATCAAGTTTTTAAGCAATTTATAGATGACGTGTTGACCGTTAAACCAGTAGCGCCAATAGACCGGCTAGATGATCACGAAATCTTGCTTGATGAACTTGTGCTGATGTATGACGCACACATGACCATTGGCGGTGAGCAAAACAGATTTAACGCATCAGTGATACGCGCGGCCATCAATGTCATTAAAGCGTTGTAAATTATGTGGCTTAATGATGCGCGGCACACATCATGCAACTAATCCAAGCAAGGTGTTGTGGTGTCATTCCGGCTTAAAAGCTTGTGCTAAAGTCAAACCAATAAACCCGACTAAGGAGACCCGACATGAGTGAACAAATGCAAATGTTTACACCATCTAATGGATTAGGTGGATATAAAGAACAAATTAAAGCGTTCCCAATGGCATCGCGCTTACATCCGTCAACCTCACACGTTGCAGCGCGCAAAGCAAAACCTCGCGCTAACTCGATGCGCGTACAAATATTGTTGGCGTACAGATCACACGTTGACATGACAAGCGAGGAAATAGGATACGCGCTTAATTCCATTGGCAAGCCCGGTGCTAGTTATTGGCAAAGAGTCTCAGAGTTAAACAAAATTGGCATGATTGAGCCAACTGGTAAATTGCGTGCTGGTATGTCAGGCTCAGAGCAAAGAGTGTTTAGCATTACCACCGCAGGCCGTGACCTACTTAAAGAGATGGGTTTGTAATGGCTTTTGATCTTGCACTTTACGAGACGGTCGCACAACGCTTAGTGCGCTGGTGGACAGAGTTTGAGGATGGCCGCATCATTACCACTATCCATCATTATGACGGCTCAACGATCATCATGCGCGCTGAGGGATACAACAACGAGGACAGGCTCATTGCGACCGGGTATGCAGAAGAGGTGTTTGGCAACTCACCAGTCAACAAAACCAGTTTCTTAGAGAACTGTGAGACCAGCGCTATTGGCCGCATGATCAGTAACAGCAAGATTGGGCACACTGGTGAGCGCACATCGTCTGAGGAAATGGCAAAAGTCAATCGGCTGACCGCTACACCTAAGCCAGACGCACACGGCAGCGCTACAGCGAAACAGATCGGTTTCTTAAAGAGCCTTGCGCGCGGTAAAGGTTGGGATGATATGCAACTGCTTGAATACATCCACCGATTGTTACAAATTGATGACGTTGTGGTTGAGACTTTAACCGCTGGTCAATGCTCTGCCGTCATAGATGGGCTAAAGAAATGAGCACGATCACAGAGGAATTAAAAATACTCATAGCGATTTGCGACCTATTGCAACAAGTTAATGATCTACACGATTTTGTTGGCAAGGATGAGGTTGACAGCCGATTGCGTTGGGCAGCACAAAACACTGCAAACAAAATTAACCGCTTGTCAAACCTGAACGGATAAACAATGCACAACCCAGATGAGTCTTACAACCGCCTGCATGATCACATGACCGCCATAGCGCGTGAGCGTGAGTGGTAGCAGTCTGAGGTTCAGCGCCTTACAGATGAGTTGTATTTAGCGCATGAGGCGTTAAAGCGCGAGTTTACGCGTAACGGCATAAAGGAGATAACAGGATGAGTCGCACAGTTTGGCTTGCATTAGCGCTCACAGTGCTATGCGCCGTGTTAATGGCTAAGTCTGATAAAAAGTAAAACCCACACAATCGGCTAGTAGCGAATACCTAAGCCTGTCGCAGGGCGGTTGGATGATCTGCGGTAACGCAGTTAGACCAGCGCGCACAAAACCTGCTACACGAAAGGCTGAGTGCTAAGCGTTGGTGCGGCCTGTAAACATAATCAGGCAGATGTGCAAGGTAATCGGATTGAGGCAGCCCGATGGGTAGAGCATCATCACTCTGTCTCGATACACACATACAGATCACATACACTTAACAAACCGACACAACAGAGAGCAGCCCGTCATGCAACGTCAACACCAACCAACACAAGCAAGCGCGCCAGCGCGCGGTAGCACAAGCGCAGCGCGTGAGTACAACCATGCCGGCTAAACGCAGATCAACAGAGCACGCATCAGCAACGTACATACGCAATCGCAAACTCATATTGAGTGACAACCCACCGTGCCACTGGTGTGGCATCAACGCTGCATCAGAGGCAGATCACTTGATTGAGACAGATCGCGGTGGCACATCCGAGTTGGACAATCTCGTACCAGCCTGTCGCAAGTGCAATGCAACTCGCGGAAATAAGTATCGAGCAGCGCGCGATGACCAACGCACACGCCCAAAACAAAAAGCAAAAGTGATGCCAGCAAACCCAATGCCAGTAAGGGTTTCACAACCCGAACACTCAGAGCGTTTTTTTACTGAACAAACTCCTGTC